TGCTCCTACACTTTCTCTCCCACCACTATCTATAAATTTAGCTAAATAAGTTCCCCCCTTCAAATCGCAATATGCTTCCTTCGCTGATCCAGGTAAGTCAGCATGAATACTAGTGGCAGTTGCCCACGTAACATTACTCGTTTCAGGTGAGTGCCTGACTCTTACCCATCCTCCAACAATTACATCAAGATCTGCACATTCATTCCAAAATAAACGCGCCATACTAGATGTTGATGGTATCATCATTAATCCTTGAACATCCTCTGGTGCTGCTGTTTTACCCGCTAATAATTGGTCATAAGTGAAAATAGTACTGCCTTTACCTAAATAATTTAAAGCCTGTATTTGTACATATAATCTCCCTTGACGCATATTCCTAAGCGTTATAGAAGGTGATCCCGTCGTTACTCCTGTCCAGTTATCATCGTCTATCTTATACTGCAAACTATAAGACGAAATCCTCCTTCTATCGTGGTAGTCAGAGTCCTCTTCGTCTACAGATAATTGCTTCCAACTAACAACTACCCCTACAAATATTCCTTGACCATCTTGGTATAGAAATTCTTCTCCCTCAACGTTCGATACTGGTTTTGGTTCTGCACTTAGATCAGTAATGTCTCTCAGAACAATATCGTCTCCAGAATCAACATTTGCATAAAGGCTTGAATTATATTCAAGTGCTGTCACGCTATAAGAAACTTTATCTCCTTCCGCTACAGAAAGAATTCTGTACTGTTGAGACTGTTCGGTATCTGATTGGATCAACCATACCGCTTGACTATTAGGTGCCTCACTAAAACTACCTGTAATACTTATTACTGAACCACTAATTCCCCCTGCTGGAATGGCTTTTGTCTCAACTGTTCCTCCTGGCATCATTACTGATATTTTTGGACTACTCCCCAAGTTGAATGTACTTAAATCAGCTGAACTATCTACCGTGATAGCTGTGGTTGTTGCAGTAGAAACTCGACCACTTCTCCTGTTCCCATTCTTGGTTGGATCTGCGATGTCAACAACCATCCCAGGACGCAGAATGATTCCACTTTCTATTGATACCCCAAAAGTACAAGTTTGTGTGAGTAATTGTTCTGATTTAAGTAACCATAATCCATACCTATGCGCTTGACCTTGTGAATAACATCCTAGTGCTTTTACACTCTTATTGATAACACCATATTTAGCAACTGCATCAGCATCCTCTACATATTCATATTGAACTTCTCCCAGGTTGTCATACGTTTGATATGCCACAGTGGCTACTGTATGTCTAGCTTTCTGAGATGTTCCTGCATAACTAAACGCTCCGTCGATAACATTTGACGGTCCAATTAAATACTGAGAATCTACAGGCTTGTCTTGCGTAACAACAAGACTTCCAGCAGCATAATGAGACATCCCCCTAAATAAAGAAGTTAATTGTTGTATGACTGTATAGACCTCATCTTGTGAATTAATTAATAGATTACAAGCAAATCTAGGCTCTGTAAATCCTTTCCCGTCTGACACTAACTCATTACAGTATTGAGAAATATTGTAAAAATCCCACTTGTCAAGCGAGCTTTCAGGAATAGATGCTCCGTACCTAGTAGAAATAATTAAGTCATACAAGCACCACGCTGGATCGTTTGTCCAAGTGGCTGCCCCAAATGTCCCATTCCATGTTCCGCTATAAGTTACCCTGCCTATATGTGTTGTTGTATCTACAGAAGCATTACTTGGAAGCTTAACTTTTATCCCTCTTATCTTATACTTACGACGTGGAATTGCATTGAATTGTCGAGAGTCAAATCGAAGATAAGAAAGCGCACTATTTGGATAACGTAATTTCTCATCTTTGATCATAGTATAACTTGCCCAATGCAAATCATTGCTTGTTCTTCCTTCAGTGTGTGTATCACCACTTACTCGTACAACTCTTACGCTGACAGGGAAAGTCCCTGCTAACCCAAATATATAATCTCTTTTATAAAGACTGCTTGATTTTCCACTGATTGTATCTGTAACCATTGTGGAATAACTACTTTGTCCAGCATATTGAACCTCTACCTTTAAACTTACTGACGTACCAACAACATCTCCATCTTCTTCACTGTGGCGTAAAGCAGGAACACTTACAGTGACTCTTATCCTGTCAACAGTCGAATCATTGATTTGCTGTGCTACAGGACTAGCTTGGTCAACACGAGTTCCAACACCTACCTCGCTCTCAATAGTTGAAAGATCAGGAACATATGTCTGATCCTGTGTCCCATTACGAGTAATTACTGAATATCCTTCATAATTAGTCGCTCCAGTTGTATCAAGAACTGGTGTCCCATCTAAATAAATACTCTTGTGACCGTCATCTAATCCTTGGATCTCTCCTTCTGAAAGTAGATCTACAACTGTCGCAAATTGAGCTGACTGAAGAGAATCATCAGATTCCGTCGGAGTGTGCTGCTTACTCTTATTCTTTCCACCAGCACCACGAATATACTTCATAATAATTGATCCACATCAAGGCCACTACTGATAACAGTACTACCTACAAACAATCGTCCGTAGGCAATTGGTATTGGCGTTCCAACTTGGGCCGTATTGACAATCCCACTGAAGTTAAAGTTCTCTAAATGACTAGCTTGCTTCATATCTAAAGGCCCAGGTGGTGGAGACAGAATGTTTGCTACACCCGTCAGCACCATTGACATTCCGACTGATCCTAACGACATAGACATACCTGCACTTAAACCACCTGCACCTGCTGAACCCATAAAACCACCTCCACCTGCCGCTACTGTCGGTGCAAATACAATTGCTGCTGTGATTAGTAATGCCCCAACAATAATAGGTGCTGCTTGCCTCCAAGTGATCGCACCACTGATGACAGGTGTGATGCTAAATACGTCCCTTTCACTCCAAGGAAGACTTAAATCTCTTAAGTTTTTCTCCCCTACAGACTCTTTACCAATTTTTACCCTATAACCAATCCCATCTTGGGCACTATCAATAAGCCACTTCTCTAACCCAGGAAAATTTGCTAATAAAGCTTTTACTGCTTCTGCTGGTGTCCTTACATCAAATTCAAAACGTGTTTGACCTAAACGTTTTGCTAATGCTCCATAGACTTTAACGACTTTCATGCCTTATTACTTTGGCCGTGTTCTTCTTATAATACCCGCCATAAACATCCCTGCTAGACAATCTTCCTTGAACATGATGCAAAATAATTGAATCGCCAATATAAATCGCAGCATGATTTGGTACGTCTGAGTCAATGTGCATCAAAATAATATCTCCATACTCAATCTCATCCTGAGAGATCTCACGCATTCCCTCTCTCTTGTAATTATCTAAATAAAGGTTCTCCCCTCTGCTCCACCAGTCATCTCTACGGAAATATTCGTTCATTTTTATACCTAACTCCCTCTCATAAAAATCTTTCCATAACGTATAACAATCTACAATCCCATGACTGAACTCCCGCCCGACATACTTTAATTCAAACCCTTTAGGCTCACAGTAATCCCATTCTTTGTTCTCTGGGTTAAAAATAAACCAAGGTAATTCTGAACTTTCACAAGCAACTAAATCTGCTTCCGATGGTTTTGGACTATATGAAGGATGACTGTGTACAACAGCGATAATCTCTCCTTTATCTTCTGTTCTTATATAGTCATTTGGATCAATAATAAAATGCTCTTCTGGACCCTCAGCTATATTCTTGCAAGGGAAATAACGCCTTCTGCCTTTCACTACAGCAATTAAGCCACAACATTCCTTCGGTACTTCTTCTCTCCCATGTTCAATGATTTGATCCTTAAGCTCTTTCGTTAAATTCATTTCTGTCTGCCTGCCGATGGAAATGATCCATAAGGCAAAGCAGCAGTCGATCCAAAACGAAGTTTACAAGACCCTAATCGTTTTCCACATCTATCTTCTGTTATCGCTCCAACTGTCTGATCCTGTGCATTCCAATAATTGCTACCTGTATAAGAACATTCACTCGAACGATATGCCCATTGACAAACATTCCCGATTAATTGTCTCTTGGGGATTTTTACTCCAGGCAAATCTAATTTTGATGCAAGTTCAAAAGATACTACCTCTCTTGTTTCTGAAGCCTTTCTGTCTATATACCAAACTTCCATAGGCCATTGAGCATTTGGGTCTGCTGTACCTTCTCCATCTAAAAACTTCTTCAGTGTCCTTACTCTTCTTATCTCAGCACCACCTAAATCATTTCCTACAGTTGTTCCATTCACCAATAAAAGAAGTGTTGTCATTACTCCATCTAAATTAGAAAAAGTCAATGTAGGTCTAGGAAGTGAGCCCGTCCCTGTATATTCAAAACCATTGGCCTCTACAGGTAATCTTGTATAAGCATTTCCATTCCACGTGATATTTCCATCAACGTCTGCATTACATCCTTCATGCCAACGATAAATATCATTTGATCCATGCAAATTATTCGATAAATGCATCTCAAATAATTCAATTATTGAATTTGGTTCTAATACCGATAACTCTTCGTAAACACTACTGATTGCTACCCAAGTAACATTATTATCTGTACTTACACTCCCAATATCTGTTCCCCATAAAGGTTCTGTCGCTGCAGTCGTACCAGCAACGGTTACCTGGAAAAATAAACCCGTCTTCTGTGCTGAAGTGGCTCTTCGTATATTCCCAACACTAACCGCTGTGTTGGCTGTCCATGCTGCTACTGCCATTACGGTTCAAATACTTGTCT